AAGTTCTTGATAAACTTCTTAAGGCTGCTTCTGTTCTTCAACTACCAGATATCTCTGCTGTTGGTGAGAATGGTGTGGTGAAACTAGTTGTTCGTGATAAGAAGAATGACACTTCTAATGCTCACGAGGAAGTTGTTGGTGAAACTGACTCTAAGTTTGTGTTTAACTTCAAGGTAGAAAACATTAAGATTCTTCCTGGAACATATGAGGTTGTTGTATCACAAAAACTTCTATCACGATTCACCAGCAAGAATCACGAACTTTGCTACTATATTGCTCTGGAACCTGATTCGACTTTTGGTTGATGGAATTTCTTCTTTATCTGAACCCACAGGGTCAACAACTGATTCGTGATTTAATTTCTGCTAGGTTTCATATTCACGAAAATATTGGATTGTGTCGAAATAATCAAGTTTTTGGTTATGCTCAAACTCCAAATAAATTTGTTGTATGCACCAAGAACATCAAAAATGGTGGTTGGGATATGCATCGTTATGTGAATGAAACAGTCTTTCACGAAGCATTTCACGCCGCACAGATTTGCAATCGTAATGAACCGATTGGTATTTCTGCAAAATCAATGCCTCTTCCTTGGAATAAAATGGAAGATATTAAAAAATCTGTGGCTATTACTCAATCCTATAAAGCGACACAGAAAGAACACGAAGCATTTTACTTTGAAGACAAACCAGAAAAAGTTCGATACTATGTTCGAAAGTATTGTTTCTGATGAACATCTTTGTAACATCACCTTGGCCTGCTGAAAGTGCTGTTTGTCTCCCCGATAAACACATTGTCAAAATGCCACTGGAGTGCTGCCAGATGCTTTCTATTGTGGCATCTGAAAAGTGGGGTCATAACTACGGCACTCTGCCTAAAACTGACGGCACTCCCTACAGAACTGAAAAGGGTGCGTTTCGTAATCACCCCTGCACCAAATGGGCAATGGATAGTATCCACAATGCCTATTGGTTGATTAAGTGGGGTATGAACTTGTGTGATGAGTATGCTGTGCGATATGGTAAAACCCATTCGTGCTATAATACTCTTGTGTCTGCTTATTATTTGTTTCCAAAAGGAAAGATAACCAGTGTGACTCCATTTGCTCGGGCAATGCCTGTGGAATGGAAATTTGACGATAGCATTGATACCTTTACTGCTTATAAAAGGTATATTGCTTCAAAACCTTGGGTGAAGGACAACTACCTTCGACTACCTCAGCGTAAACCTGATTGGATTTGATTATGAATAGTGATTTTATTTGGGTTGAGAAATATCGACCTAAAACGATTGACGATTGTATTCTCCCAGAATTTACCAAAACTATGTTTCGGGAGTTTCTAAATAAGGGTGAAATACCAAATATGCTTCTTGCTGGTCCTCCCGGTATCGGTAAGACAACAGTAGCAAAAGCACTTTGTAATGAACTTGGAGTAGATTTTTATGTCATCAATGGATCTGACGAGGGTAGATTCCTCGATACTGTGCGAAACAATGCAAAGAATTTCGCTTCGACCGTCTCGCTTTCATCAACTGCTAAACACAAAGTCATCCTTATTGATGAAGCAGATAACACAACCCCAGATGTACAACTCCTCCTACGGGCGTCTATTGAGGAGTTTAGTCGCAACTGTCGATTCATCTTCACTTGTAACTACAAAAACAAAATCATCGAACCCCTCCACTCCCGATGTGCCGTCATTGACTTCTCCCTCAAAGGAAAAGAAAAGACTGTATTGGCAGGGTCCTTCTTCAAGCGTCTACAAAACATCCTGGACGAAGAGAGTGTACAATATGATCAAAAAGTCCTTGCCGAACTCATCAACAAACACTTCCCAGATTGGCGAAGAGTCTTAAATGAGTGTCAACGATATTCTGTAAGTGGAAAAATCGATAGTGGAATTCTTGCGTCTTTCTCTGATGTTGCTGTAAATGACCTTCTTCAAAACCTTAAAGAAAAGAACTTCCCTGAAGTTCGGAAATGGGTGGTGGCTAATCTGGACAATGATACTACTGTATTGTTGCGCCGTGTTTACGATGCTCTTTATAGCGCCCTTGAAAACAATAGTATTCCTGCTGCTGTGCTTGTGCTTGCTAAGTATCAGTATCAGAGTGCGTTTGTAGCAGATCAAGAAATCAATACGCTTGCTTGTCTAACTGAAATAATGGTGGAGTGTAGTTTCAAATGAAAAACATTAGACATCAAATCAAATCTCAATGGTACTACATCTTCTGGGGTGCCTGTGCCGTTGCCGTAGTTGGAGGGCAAATTTATGTTGGATCTGGATACCGTGAAATGGCAGAGGCAACTAAGTCGATGGATATTGTAGTAAAGTGTGTTAAATGATTGTATCAGAGGAAACTGCTGTCTGGGCTGCTGATGAGTTTATTAAGTATTTCTCTCATATGGGAAATATTGAAGATTATATGCGGTTCGTAAAAATGGAAGTCATCTCTGGCAAAAACACTTTATTTTCTTTGAAAGATGAGTTCTTCAATAGTGATATTCATCCAGAGGAGATGAAATTTGAAATTGTCCGCGTTGGTGGTCCTGTGAAAGGTGGATTGAGACAAGCATCTCAAGAAACTTTTACTGACTTACTTGCTGCAGTTTCATCTCACAACAACGAACAGAATGTTCCTGGCAGAGAGTTGAAATGGATTATCTATGAAAAAAACACTAATAAAATTTTAGGTTTTATTCGTTTTGGTTCTCCTACAATTAATTCTAAACCTAGAAATGAGTGGTTAGGAAAGGCACCTGACCTTTCAATTTTTAATCGTCATGCGGCTATGGGATTTGTGATTGTTCCGTCTCAACCCTTTGGATACAACTATCTTGGAGGTAAACTTCTCGCACTTCTCTGCTGTTCTCACTATGCCAGAGAGACCTTGAACACTGAATTTGAAAAAGACATTGCACTGTTTGAGACAACCTCTCTTTATGGATCCGTAACTGATGCATCTCAGTATGATGGTCTTAAACCTTTTATGAGATATAAGGGTTTGACTGAAAGTAATTTCCTTCCACTTCTCCATGATGATATTTTTCACAAACTTCACAATCACTTTACTTACTTAAATAACAATACGCCTTTGACTGACAATAAAGCTTCATCTAAAAAGATGAAGCGTCAGACAAAAATGATTTCTATTATTCGCAATTCTCTTCAAGATAAAGAAAAGTTGTGTAAATTCAATTCTGTAATTGATGCTGCTTTTTCTATCACTCAAAAGAAAAGGTTTTATACCTCAGAGTATGGATACTCAAACGTTCGTGAGGTTATTCTTGGAGAACAAACTGAACTTCTGCGTGGTCCAAACTGGGATAAGTTCTACTTAGAAAATATTATTTCTTGGTGGAAAAAGAAAGCAACTAAAAGGTATGAAAAACTAAAAGAAGAAAATAGATTTAGAACAAAGGTCGAACTCTGGACTGATGATGATGACATTCAAATTATTCGATAATGGAACTAAAAGACTGGTTAAACTCAATTAATTTTACAAAAGAAGATCTATCAGAGGATATTAAAACATATCCTCCTTACATTATTAATCGATGTTTATCGGGACATATTGATTGTGTAATGTATGCAAATGAAATGAATATGCATCATCAACTTGATAAAGACATGCAATATTCGTTTTATCTAAATAGTTTGAGGAAAAAGAAGAGATTTTCTCCCTGGCTCCGAAAGGATAAGGTTACAGACTTAGAATGTGTCAAAACATATTATGGGTATAGTAATGAGAAGGCATCTCAAGCATTAAAAATCCTGACAAAAGAACAACTTAATTTTATTAAACAACGACTTGACATTGGAGGATCCAAATGACTACCACGGTAGAACCTACAGTAGAATGGGCTCAAGATCAAATGGTCGAGGTCATTCTGAATGAACCCGATGACTTTCTCAAAGTTCGTGAAACCTTAACCCGTATTGGAGTTGCATCACGGAAGGAAAAGAAACTCTATCAATCCTGCCATATTCTTCATAAGCAAGGCAGATATTATATCGTTCACTTTAAGGAACTGTTTGCCTTGGACGGTAAACATGCCAATCTAACTGTGAATGATGTTCAGCGTCGCAATCGTATCGTTCGCCTTCTTGCTGACTGGGGACTGATTACGGTTGTAAAGGAAAGTGCTGTAACAGACATCGCACCCCTCAATCAAATCAAAGTTCTTGCCTACAAAGACAAAGGCGATTGGATTTTAGAACAGAAGTATAATATTGGTAAAAAGGGAAAACCAGTAGAACCCGAATAAATACTAATGTCGCCTTTCGTGCGCGACACGCTACATCGGAAAACGCTACCAATAAGTGTGGTTTCTATCACCACACTTTTTTTATGATGTTGTATAATTAGTACAGGATGCCGAAAGGATCCACAAAACACAAACTCGCTTTTTAAGGAGCTACTAAAATGACTAACCTAACAAGGTATACTGCTGCGGATCTTCCTGCACTGATGGATAAGATTACTCGCAACTCTATTGGAATGGACGAATACTTTGACCGTCTCTTTCACCTACACGAAACAACTTCTAACTATCCTCCATATAATCTAGTTCAAGTCAGTAATGTAGAATCACGACTTGAGA